CTGTGGACGCAAGTGCTAATAAAGTAGTTAATATAAGCTCGGGGGATATATCTGGAAATAAGTCGGTGTATATTCCAATGAATGCAAATGAAACTGTAAAAATAAATAACGTTGTATATTCATTCAACGGTACAAATTTATTAGATTCAAATGGAAACCCCGTACCTTATGCGTCTTTTGAAGGAGTACCATTCAAAATATACGCGGGTTCGGTAGTTGCTGTAAATATAGAAGATGCACTAAATAAAATGAGTGTTTTAGGAGATGGACTCTATGACATACTGTCGTCTATTTTCTCTACCATGTTTGCAGCTAAAACATAAAAACCATAAATCTACAAGTTACAATACAATCCGACATAGTCGTGTTTGTAACCATGCGTCTGATGATGACGGTTGTGATAAAGCGGTTGCTGTGTTTGTTGAGTTTGCGCGTTTTTTTGGTGCGCGATGCGCGTATCCCGATACACGCTCCGTTTCAATCGTGCGCCACACGTGCTCCAGTTGCGGAGCAGCGTATGTGTTGAACCATAACCGATTACGTTTCACAAGAACGCAGCTATACTGGTCCAATTTCCAGTAAATGTTACGTATCCATGCATACCGACGGTCACGTTCCTTTTCGAAAATCGTGTTCACCACCCACGCATCTTGTGTATCAACATCCTTGTAATGAAACGGCATGTACTCATAATGCGGCTTTTGTGTGGTTTTATCAATGAAATAAATTATGATTCCCCGTTGTAGGTCGTCATCATACAAATCAAATTCCGTTCCCACGCGACGCTCCTCGTTACAATATTGATAATCCATTTCAACGTCTTGTTCATAATCTTCCACGTGTTCGTACTCCTTGAACCGCGTTTCCACAAAGTCACACGCGTCAAGGTCGCATACTTCCATTTGAATCTGCATCTGAATCCAATACTCTTCTTTCGGTATGCCAGTAATCTCTCGATTTACAATGTTTTTTATTTCAACCATTCGCCCAAACAGCGGCGAACTGTCGTCGATGTTAATTCCATCCGGGGACCCTCCCAGAAAAGACAAGCATGGCGACGCATGTTGAATGCATCCAAATTCACCCAACCGGGTGTTATTTTTCAGTTGGTATAATTGTGCGCTCAAATACTCGTATTTTTGCCCCCAATGTAGGGGAGAATCCACATTTACCATTTGTTGCGTGGATGCTGCCTCCATCACTTCTGAAAACGGTTTGCATTTTTCATAAATAAGCTGATTCACGACGGCATCCGTTCCAAACGCTTTCCAGGCAGAGCTGGCAGTAATCATGTTGTGACGGCGTTCGTACCATGCCGGTGTTCTTTGTTCGGTTTGGTCCTGCATATTCAGTAGTTCGTTTACGCGCGCACATATTCTATCGTGAGCAGTATCATCCGGAAATAGTTTAACGTCGGTCCATTCATCTGACCTCCTCGGCGGAAACTCGAGACGGTTCACTTCATGCATTTCATCAAATACAAAGTCAATTGACTTGTCGGTTATATCCAACATAAAGTTTCTAACGGCATCCCCGTCAACCATTACGTGCTCACCCAGTGCTGCAAACATCGCAATTCGAACTTGGTCGAAAACGTATGCCTGTAGCGCGTCGTGAAAATTCGGGTGGCTCATTTTACCAACATGCTCTTGAATGTAGTCACATGCCAGCGTACGCGCATCTTCATACAAGTCTTCTACATCTTCTTCCGTTAACTCCAACTCGTTTGGACGCGAAAAAGAATCAAATGATTCCGACGACGACGTATCGGATAACTCTAACTCTAACTCTGACGCTTCGGATGGTTCGTACAAATCGGACAAAAAATCGGAGTTGTCATCGCATTCAGATTTTGTATACATAGTTAAATTAAATTAAATACAAGTACCATAATAAAAAACAGTATGTGTTTATTATATTTTTTAACTGTATTAAATTTAAAAAATTTAAAATTGTAGTAAGGTGTTCCTATTCGGTGATTACGGTCGTGCTGGGAACGGCGTCTTTCTTCGCGTCTGCATTCGCAGATGAAATCGCACTGAGTTTGGCTTGTCGTTCTGCAATTTGTTCTGCGGTCATCTTGCAACCGAAGTTCATAATGTAGTTGTAAGTTACGGAAATGGCAAGTACGCCCGCAAGGAACAGCCACATGAATTCAGAAAACAGTAATTTGAACCATACCGCTTTTTTGATTGCTTCGACGTATTTCAAATACACGGCTGCTGCCCCTGGATTATCTTTGTTTTCCGGTGCGCTCGCATACTCTTCGGGCGTGTACATTAGACCGACCCCTGAAAATTTCTTGATTGTTGCATCCACATTGTCGGGTGTCAGCTGGTTAATGAGCAACGACTCGTCTTCATATATTTCTTGTAACGCCTTTGCGACTTCTCGACTGTGCGCAGATTTGTCTTTTTCTTCTTCACCATCTTTTGACAAGGTTACTTTCGGTTTAAGGATTTGTTGAAATGAATCCTTGAGTCCAAATACGGATGACGACAAAAAATACCCGAGCGTGTTTGAAAATGGGACGAGCCATCCCGGACGAGCCATTAAAATGCCCTTTACTGCACCGACAATGAAAAGCCATGGCACGAACGTATACATGGCAGCAACGTCCCATTGTTCAAATCCACAAACCGTTTTCGTCATACCCACGCTTATCATGTACTCGCCTATCAGAATAACCGCCGCAATTCCGACTAGAATCAGAGTTGACCCAATTTGTTGGTTACTTCCACCGCTTATGGGAATGTTTATCGTTCTATAAATAAGATAGATTAAAAGGAATACCAAGTAGTATCCTATCGCAAAGTTTGGCGTGACTTCAATATTTGCGCCTGCCATCAAATGAATAACTTTTTATTTTTTATCTTATATCAATACAAATTATTTCCATTTTTATTTTATTTGTATTGTATATTCGTATATTCGTATTCCGAATGTTTAACAAGTTATCATTTTTTTCATCAGCGCCAATGACAGGTTCGGGATTGGGTTCCGCAGCAGGGGATTCAAAAACTGCCGCAACCTTGATTGAACCCGGCGTTCGAAGCTTTCTTAAACTGTCACTTCAAAACTGTAGACAATTCAAAGCGCAGTATTATAATGCCATATTCAACACGTGTACGTTGTTTCTATTTGTTGCAGTGGTTGGAACCATCCTGTTTATAAAATACAAAACAAAACCTACCGCCGATGAAGTAGAACGCCGTAAACAGCAACAGCGTGAGTACGTTCTTTCACAGTTAAAACTGGTAAACGCTAAAAACTACCTGGCTGCTAAGAATGCAACATACTATGCAGTTGGGTCTGGTTCTGGCCCGGAACCATCTTCTTCATCATTGCAATCATCGCAAATGATAACTGGACTACCTGAATGGAATGTAGGGGCTGCTACAGCGGGACACTATAAACTGTTTGTAGAAGACCAGCAAGAAAAACGAAATGATGAAGAGTATTACTTGCGAATGAAAACATCCGTGTAAATAAAATAAAAAACAAAAAAAAACAAATCAAAATAAAAAATAAAAAATAATATATGAATGAACAATGGTAAAAAAGAAAACAAAAAAGTATAACACCAAAAAGTTGAAAAACTCCATTCGCATCAACAAAAAAAAATAGTCGAACCGTTTCATCGGATATCAAAACAATATCGTTTGAAAAAGCGTGTTCGGATTTCAAGTTGTTACGGTCGGTGAATGTACATTCCGTAGGTACAGTAGGCGCAGGAGCAGTACTTCATTCTGCAAGAGTAGGTAACTCAGTAATGGACTATTATTTTTTAAAAGCACGCTTACACACCAAAACCAAACGTGGTATTTCTTATTACGAATGGATAAAAACCCCGTGGCAACAAAACGACTCGGAGTATCGCATGTACAAATTTAACTTGGCGCAGGGAAAAAATCCGGAACAAGCGCGGTACGGTGTTTTCCGACTGTATTACGGGACAACGCAAGGTTTCAAGCCCCTCATTGCAAAGTGGTTGTATTCTACGTACGCGCCAAAAGTTGCGATACTCGACTTTTCTGCAGGATGGGGGGGACGATGTTTGGCTGCAATGGCACTTGGTATACCATACATTGGTGTTGATACCAACGTGTCGTTGCGACCGGTATATGAAAAGATGGTACGTGAACTGTCGCTTGCTACTAATAATGACAATAAGTTTCAAGTGACAATGCTATTCAAAGACGCCGCAAAAGTAAATTATGCCAACTACGACTATGACATGGTGTTTACATCGCCGCCTTACTTCAAAAAACTTCGATTTCTTGAGGTGTATCCACACATGCCACACTACGCGTCGAAAGACGACTTCAATGCGCGGTTTTTATTTCCAGTCATACGCGACGCATTCAAACATTTAAAACGCGGCGGTACATTTGCAATCAATATTTCAGAAGACGCATTTCAAGACGTGCGACGACATGAGCCCCGGCTGTTACCCACAAGACTGCATGCCAAACATCGATTATTTATTCAACCTCGGTTTGCAAAAGGAAATCCCGTAAACCCGGATAAACAATACAAAGAATACATATACGTTTGGAAAAAAGCATAATATATTACTCATCAATCACAAGACGGATTGGGTCAGTGGTGGCTTGGGTTTCTCGCGTGACTTGTGCAGATTGACTGGACTGAAGTTGTGCCCTCAACTCCGCAATTTGTTTTTTCAAGTCGGAGCATTCATTCACGCTTTTAATATAAAGCGCCTTTGTTTTTCTAATCTTTTCGTCTCTATCGACAACGTCGTTTGAACACTGTTCAATGAGTTTTGAAACAGACGCGTCCGCTTCCGTGTACGCGGAAATGAGGTATTGTAATGTTGCATCGACTTTGGCCTTTTCAGCATCCAGCGATGCAACACGTGCATTCAATGTTTTAATTTCTGTTTGTTGCGTTTGTATAACGTTCAACACTTGTTCACTTGTAAGCGCGACGGGTTCTTTTCCTTCTTGCTGCATGATAATTGCGGAACCACCACTGTCCACAGCTTGACCCCGCTCTTGTTCTTGCAACCGAGCCATAGTTTGTTCCAGTACTTTGGTTTGTTCAATAACATCCGGTTTCATTTCTGGTCTGCCTGGTGCGTACGCTTCAAGCGTCATGTCCATTTCAGTTATGAAAAATTGTTTAAAAAACGTTTTAGCCGGTCCTCGAATAAAATCGTCCAACGTTTTGGTCGTTTGTTTCACAAACGCGGGATTTGCATTCACCAACAACTTTCGCTTGTCAAATGTATTGTGATTATGCGAAAAAACGAGAATAACTTTGGTTGGGTCAAGTTGAATCATGGGAATTGTATAGTCCTTCAAAAAGAACCGTTCTTCTGCCAAACATGCGTCGTCATTGTAGCGCGTGTGTTGTAGAAGTTCGCGTCGAAACGCAAACGTTCCTGCTGTAGCATGATTCGGTCCGTATGGACCAAACTGCATTAGCGAATTCAAATGTTTAAAATAAATATAAATTTCACTTGACCCTGCACACAATACATTTGGATTCGCCATAAGCGCTTCTACTGCATGCGATACGCGTTCCGGTGGATAGTAGTCGTCGTCGTCCATGTAAACAATGATGTCCCCGCACGCATTGGCATGCATGAGGTTTCGTTTTTTTCCGAGCGTCATTTTTTCAGAACTTTTAAAGTATTTTACATTTGGATGGGCTGAAACCAAGTCTTCGATTTTATCGGTTCCGTCATCGATAATAATCCATTCCATTCGTTCTTTGGGATAGAGCTGGTGGTTAAAGCATTGGATTGCAGCGGGAATAAAGGGTCGACGATTAAAAGTTGGCGTACAAACGCTAACATATGGAAGGTAAGGTGTCATTAAATATATATTTGAGTACACAACTATGTTTATATTTATATGCTATTTGGGTAATGTTTTATTATTTTTTGTTTTATTTTTATTTGATAGTTTGGATGGTTTATTTGTTTTACTTGAGGTTCCTTTCGATTTTGTTGCTTTGGCCAAACTTGACTTTATTGAATGAACCTCACTGGGTTCATCAAACTCGCCATCATCATTCATGTTTACCAAAACATTCAGTCCGCCGCTACCGTCTAACATCATATCATTACACATTCCCATTGCCATAGTTTCATCCATGTTATCCAGGTCTAGGTCCATATCCATGTCCGGGTTCATGTTTGGAGACTTTACTACAAATTGTACCTGCTTGTCACTAAAGCACTTATCAATGTAACGAAATATACGGTCAATATCAAGCTGACTTATACTGTGTTGTTCACAACACGCACTTGCAGTCTCGTCATCTTTATTACACTTGATTTGATTAAAAAATTCAATCAAGTTTTTTTTATCCATCAACAGCTCATTGCACATGTGTTGAATAAATAAAATGTTATTATACTCTGTACTGTATTTTGTAAGCACCTTTGTAAACCGTATGCTATCCAGCGACAACTTGGATTCTTGAATGTGCGGTTGATTCAAACCCGAACACACATAGTCATTGTACAAATCATTATTGTAAAATGTTTTTATCAAAGAACTCATTTCATTAAAAATCCATATTTGTTTTTGAAACGTGATTCTATCAATGTAGTCCGCAAAACAAATATTTTTTAAAATTTCTTCATAAAACTCTCCTCCTTTTTTTGTATACATGTTTTGCGAGGACTTGAAGATTCTATCCACTATATTTTCGTGCCATAGTAGTCCAACAATGGTTCTATCGGTTTCGCTTATCACTGAAGTATGCTGTGAAATGGAGTATCGATTATTAAACAACTTGTTTACAATGATTTTACTGTTTTCAGAAAACATTTTAGGTTTGAAAATTGTGTCCAATGTTTTTTCCGTTATAATTGATGCGTCTTTCACATACATTTCGTATACGAGCATGAACTTACGAACGTCGCACTGCGTGAATTTTGCGATTTTGTCAGCCAGCTTAAACGGAATTTCTGGCATGGCTTCTCCAACCAATGACTTCATTTGACAGATGGTGGGGGGCGGAAGCTCAATCACGTGGCACACCTTCATGATTTCTTTTATTTTTTTGTCAATGTCGTAGTTTCCAATGCATACAATCGGGTTCATGGTATAGTCTTCGCTCTTTTGTTTCTTTGTTTTTTTTGGGCGAATCAACTTAATGAGTGACGTTATGCCGCCTTTATCCCCGGTGTTCATGCCATCTACTTCATCCATAACAATCGCAATTCGTTTCGGCGCTTTTCCGAAAATGGACATGACGCTTTGGTCCGACATGTTATGTTTGGTAACTGCATCAATAACGTTTTTGTTACGAACATCGCCAGCATCGTACTGCACTACATCATACGCCATGTCCTTTAAAATTCGCGTTACAAACTCGGTTTTTCCGCAGCCTGGACTACCGTACACGTACAATCCGCGCTTGATGCTCAGGTCATTCCGGTTTTCGTTGAATTCTCTCAATACTTTTTTGATTTTGTTTACAATTTCGGTTCGTTCAAATATTGCATTAAAGTCTATGTTATCAAGTGATGCGGATGGGTCCATATATATATTATAAAAGTCAAAACTCTAAAATTTAAAAACCAATAGTTTCTATTCGTAGTTACATTTTAAGTTTATTTAATTACTTATACATTCCATTACAAATATGGATAAAATTGATGTTATTCCATATTTTTAGTGTGTCCAAAAACATATAGATAATACCTACGAGTTACAAGTACAAGTAAAAATGTCCAAACCAACTGGAACCATAAAAGGTAGAAAAGTAAGTGCGCGCGTCTCATTTCGCCTGGTGGATTTCAACGTGTGCGACAAGAAAATAGACGATTCTCTATTATATGTCGTTAAACCTGATTCTGAATCTGACAGTACTTCCACTGAAAGTTCAGCACCGCCTTCACCACAAAAACCCCAACCCTGTAAAAAGTCTGGAAAACCAGAAAAACCGAAAGATGAACGAAGCTTTCAAATTCAAATGTTTGGTATCAATGAGCAGGGTAAAACGTGCTCAATTACGGTTCCCGATTTTAAGCCGTTCTTTTACGCTAAAATAAATGCTCCCACAAGGTCGGGTTCAATCGAGTGGAATACAAGTATCAAAAATCGGTTTATTACATATGTAAAAGGGATGGTACCCGAACTTGCCGAGTCTTCGGGTATTGTTGAATCCGAGTGTGAACTGGTTCATCATAAGAAGCTGTATATGTTTGATGCTGGGAAAGAGCACCAGTTTATAAAACTCGTGTTTAATTCCGCATCAGCGATGAAACGTGCTCGAAATTTGTGGTTTATAAAACCAGTGGATGAACCTGTACCTGAACTACCGATGCCTGGAAAAGCGGCTCCAAAAAGGACGTTTACGAAAATGCGAATGCGTCCAAACGGATTAAAGTTTCAAGAATACAACTTAATCATTTACGAGTCCAATCTGCCTCCGTTGCTTCGATACTTCCATATTCGAGACATTAGCCCGTCCGGATGGATTTCATTCCCGTTGAAAACAGCGCATCGTATTACGTTACCCGACTTGAAAAAAACCACATGTGACTATGAGTTTATCGTAAGAAAGGACGACATTACAGCAATGAATACAAAAGAACAGTCCGTTCCATACAACATTTGCAGTTTTGATATTGAAGCCAGCAGCAGTCACGGCGATTTTCCTATCCCGGTAAAAACGTATCGAAAATTGGCAACCAACATTGTTGATGCTGCAATAAAATACCCTGGCGCACTTTGCGCTAAAATGTTGGAAACATGCATGCGTGTCGCATTCGGAATCGAAAAACCAACACCGACCGATTCTGAAAGATGGATGTCGGAAATCGAGAGAATTTATTTAAAAATAGAATACGGTGACAATGAAACAATCCCGAAATTGCCACGCCGTTGCAAGGAGTGGAGCGAAGGACCCGTGTTGAATTTCGAAGCCGCCACTGACTGTGGTACACGTATGGATTCGGCATCAACCCGTTCAAAGGTTTTGAAAATTGAAACCATGTTTCAGCGTATGACGTCTGAATGCAATGATGATAATGACAATGATAAATACGGTGACAGTGAAGACGATAACGCAATTGAAGAGGACGATGATGTTGATGTGGACTCTGATTCTAATGATGATGATAAAAGTGTAACATCGGTAGCTTATAGAACCAATCGAACCCAATCACAAAGAACCGTCGGCAGTGGCGGAGTTGTAAAAGGTCCAACTATAGTCGACATTCTTCAAAATACCGCGTTTGATAGAGAAACTAAAATTGTGAAATTGAATGAATCCATGTGTGCGACATTTCCACCGGTGGAGGGCGACATTGTAACCTTTATCGGGTCGACTTTTGTCAAACATGGACAGACTGGACCGTATTGTAACCACTGTATCGTTTTGGATACATGCGATACTGCGTCCATTCAAAAGGATGTTCCGAATTTGGTGATTGAAACGTATTCCACGGAACGGGAAGTACTGCTTGCATGGACTCGCTTAATCCAGCGCCAAAATCCGGATATTGTAGTTGGATACAACATATTTGGTTTTGATTACGAGTTCATGTTTCGTCGTGCTCAAGAAAACAAGTGTGAAAAAGAGTTTCTAAAGTTGTCGAGGAACAAAGGAGAGATTTGTGGAAACCGCAGTTTTGAAACAGGAGAATACAATATTGAAGAGTCCAGTGTTCAACTTGCAAGCGGACAATACGATTTGCACTACATTAAAATGCCGGGCCGGTTTCAAATTGATTTGTACAACTATTTTCGTCGGGACTACAATCTGCCTTCGTACAAGCTTGACTACGTTGCCAGTTACTTTATTGGAGACGACGTAAAACGAATCGCATTTGAAGATAACCGTACCCGAGTATTCAGTGCGAATTTGACCGGACTGGAACCAGGAAACTACATCATCTTTGAGGAAACCAACAATTCTACAGACGCATACAAGAATGGAGCAAAATTCATGGTAAAAGAGTGTTCGCGCGCGGAAGGCTGGTTTGTCATTGACGGACGTGAGGAACTCAACATGACCAAACACGTGCGATGGGGTCTGGCAAAAGACGACGTCACACCGCAAGACATTTTCAGAATGACGCGCGAAGGACCCACCAGCCGTGCAACCATTGCCAAGTACTGTATTCAAGATTGCAACCTGGTGCACCACCTGGTAAATAAAATCGATGTACTCACGGGGTTTATTGAAATGGCGAAAATTTGTAGCGTTCCCATGAGTTTCCTGGTGTTGCGTGGTCAAGGCATCAAACTCACAAGCTACATTGCAAAAAAGTGCAGAGAAAAAAATACGCTTATTCCGGACTTGGATAAAACTGGGTCAAATGAGGGGTATGAAGGCGCAATTGTCCTTCCTCCAAAGTGCGGCCTGTACCTGGACAATCCAGTAGTGTGCATTGATTATTCGTCGTTGTACCCGTCATGTATCATTAGCGAAAATTTGTCACACGACAGTAAAGTATGGACCAAGGAGTATGATTTGCAAGGAAACCTGGTAAAAGAAACTGGAGAAACGACGTACGACAACTTGCCGCAATATGACTATGTGGACATAACGTACGACACGTACCGTTGGACGAAAAATGCACGTGGAAAATCTGAAAAGACGGTGAACGGCACCAAAGTGTGCCGATTTGCGCAGTCAAAAGACGGTACTAAACCGATTCTGCCTTCTATCCTGGAGGAACTTCTGGCTGCACGAAAAGCCACGCGGAAACAAGCGGAGGCACAGGACGACCCGTTCATGGCCAATATTCTGGACAAGCGTCAACTCGGTTATAAAGTAACGGCAAACTCGTTGTACGGTCAGTGTGGCGCGAAAACGAGCAGTATGTATGAAGTTGATGTTGCAGCAGCAACCACTGCGACGGGTCGGAAGTTGCTCACGTATGCCCGTCGCATTGTGGAAGAAGTGTATGGTAACACCGAAGTCGAGGTTGAAAAGGGTGTAACGGTTCGTACGCGCGCAGAGTACGTTTATGGTGACACGGACAGTGTATTCTTTACGTTCAACCTGCAAACGCTGGAGGGCGAGTCTATTACTGGAAAACGCGCATTAGAAATGTCGATTATTTTGGGGCAGCAAGTGGGTGAACTAGCGTCGCGCTACTTGAAAGCACCGCACGCGTGGACGTACGAGAAAACAATGATGCCGTTCTTCTTACTGCGTAAAAAAGGGTACATCGGCATGCTGTACGAGAAAAATCCCAATAAGGGAAAACGCAAAAGCATGGGAATTGTTTTGAAACGCCGCGACAATGCGCCGATAGTGAAAGACATATACGGAGGGGCAATTGATATTCTCATGAACCAGCAATGCGTGGATACGGCGATTGAATTTGTTAAGAACGCAATGCGTGAACTTGTAGAAGAGCGATGCTTACTTGATAAACTGGTAATAACCAAATCGCTTCGGTCTACCTATAAGAACCCGCAACAAATCGCGCACAAGGTACTTGCCGACCGTATCGGAATGCGCGACCCTGGAAATAAACCCGGTCCGGGTGACAGAATACCGTTTGTATACATTCATAGCGACAAAAAGAACGCGTTGCAAGGGGATAAAATTGAAACCCCGGACTACATTGTACGTAATAAAATCAAACCGGATTATGCATTTTATATCACCAACCAAATTATGAAACCGGTGCAACAAGTATTGGCGCTGGGTCTAGAAAAAATGAGCGCATTTCGAAGACGCAGAGAACGGTTTCTGGACACGGTAGAAACAATCAACAGTCACTTTTGCGAAGATGCTGTAAAACGGGATAAGAAAATAGCCGACTTACGAAACAATGAAATCAAAGAAATCGTATTTGATGAATTTCTTCGTATTTGCGAAAATATGAAGAAACGAAATCAGGACATTACAAAGTTCTTTTCAAAAAAATAAAAATCAAACCAAATTCAAATCAAACGCGTCTAGTGAATTTAAATTTTTTAAATTTTTTTAAAGAATAATTAGCTGGAGCTTTTGAACGAGAGGATGACTTAAATTTGTGCTGAGCAGCGTACAACCCGAACGGGACAATTGCTTGACTTACCACTTCACCGATTCCTGGAAAAAATCCGCCGTTTTGGTTGTTATGGTTCCGGTTATTATTCTGGCGACGTCT